GGGCTGACAACCGGTATTTAGTTTCCCGGGGGTTACGTGATTTATTCTCTATAACACGTAACATGTGCTTACCATCCATCGGGTAGGCACCATCACCCCCAATTTCAATTGGGGTGTACGGACTTATGCAGTCCGGTTCCTGTGGCACTAAAATGTGCTGTAGGAGAGCTGCTTGGTCAAAGAACCGCTTAGCTCGTGGGTTGCTGTTGGCAACCCACCTGGTCTCCTTACCTAGAAGACTGAACCTCCCTATGTTAGTCATAGAGTAGGCATCTACCTCGCTTGGCTGAGGTAGTAACAATCTTATCCTTGGATAATCCAAGTAGAAAAGATCGTGACCCCTCCTCATTTGCACGTGAGGGGTATCGTGCACGGATTGTGGCACGAGGCTTCCTTCTTCACAGTAGAAAGCCATCCGAGACGATACAAATGTATCGAGCTCAGATACCTTGAATATCTCATTCAAGGTGGAGATATGCTTATGCAATTTCTCCGGATCGTTCTCAAGAGCGATCTCGTCGTCGCCTACAAGAGTGTAAACTCTAAGGCCCGATTTCTCGCAACAATATTGATGTGCGAGCGTGAGTATGACTTTAGTCATCATATCACCCATCATCCAGCCACGCTGCATGACGACCAACTGGTATCCCAGTTGTGACGGAACAAACGCGAAGCGTTTTCCGCAGTACTTGCTCTTCGCGAGCAGTGCTAAACCTAGAGGGAACTCTGGGTTCTCAGCCCTCTCTATGAGGCTGTGCCAGATTTGTCTTGCAACATCCTTGTTGCCAAAATCTGTAGCTTCCGACAAATCAGTCGAAAGTGCATAAACAGTGTTATTGTTTATGAGCTCACCCCACTCTGTATTTTGTGGGTTGAGTACATCTGTTAGGAATCTCCACAGATGTCTGTCGGCCTTCAGGCCTGACTTTATCTGCCGTGAAGTTAATGACGGCTGAAATATGTGGGCAAATACCCCCATAAGCACCTGATATGCATAAGGTGCTACGGTGATTGTCCGAGCCTTTGAAGGCTCGGCAACTCCGTGCAACCTAACACAAGAAGTGTAGGTTGGATGGTGCAATAATTGATATATTGCCCAGTGGACCAGGTCCTTTGCGGACCTGACCGGACGCGGCGCCACTGGCGTCGCCTCTAGAGTACGAAAGTCGTACTCCGCTCTAACTGACCTATGTCTAGCTAGAGTGCTAAGGAAGGCAGTCTTGCCTCCCATGCTCCTCGTGCTCTC